ATTCAGTCAGTTGGCATAACTATTTGACGACTGAGGTAAAAAATATGAGTGACGGATTAATGGTTGAGCCAGACAAAATTGATCGGATTGAAAGAACACTGGTTGGCGTAGAGAAAGCCGTTGTAGAGCTGGCAACAATCCAGAAAGAGGCAGCAAAACGCGAGGAACGCAATCAGGCTGAGTCTGCAAAGCGTGAAGAGCGACTTTACAAGCGAATGGATCGCGTTGAGGAGCAAGTCAGGATTAATACAAACCTGCTATGGAAATTCACCGGGGCAATAACTGCTATTGTGACAATTATCACAGTTGCCACATCCGTTTATGGAATTATTCAACCGTGATTTGTGATACAATGAGCCAAAACAGGAGAGGTGTTTATGGCTGGTGAAAAGAACTCAAAGTACAAGCCAGAGTATGATGAATTGGCGTACAACTACGCATTGCTTGGGGCTACAGATAAACAGTTAGGCGAATTTTTCGATGTCAGTGAAGTCACGATTAACGCATGGAAAAAGGATCATCCGTCATTTCTTAAGTCCCTAAAAAAAGGAAAGTCAATTGCTGACTCTCAAGTTGCTAACGCATTGTTTCATCGTGCACTTGGTTATTCGCATCCAGAGACTAAAATCGCAACCAATGAAGGGCGTATTACTGACTCGCAAGAGTTTATGAAGCATTATGCTCCAGATCCAACGGCGGCAATTTTCTGGCTGAAAAACCGTCAGCCTGCTTTGTGGCGTGACAAGACCGAACAGGTTGTTACTCTTAACGACGATTTCGATAGCCTTCTGGATGATGCGGTGAGCGATGACGAAGAGTGAGGAAGTCGAACTCGCGCTGCATTACATCTACAAATTTAAACAGCGCGATTTAACACTGGATGAGTTCAAAAAGGCGGTAAGGCTAAAATTCTTCCGCCTTTGCGCGTTTTATTACATTAAGGATAAGGACGGCAACAAAGTTCGATTCTCGCCTAACATTGCACAGATTGAGTATTACAAGAATTCGCACCAGAACGACATTATTCTAAAAGCGCGTCAGCTTGGCTTTACAACATTTAAAATGCTGCATGATCTTGACTCGTGCCTGTTCAAGAAAAACTTCTCTGCCGGTTGCATTGCTCATAGCGATAAAGATTCAAAGGATATTTACCGAAACAAAATCCGATTTGCTTATCGCAATATCAAGCCGTCAATAATTCAGATGCTGGCTAAGATTGGCTATCAGTTCCCAATTCCAACCAATGACAAAGACAACGCCTACGTGTTTAGCAATGGTTCATCTATCGGTGTATCAACTGGCTACCGTGGCGGCACGCTTCAAAGCCTGCACATTTCAGAGTTCGGGAAGATTTGCGCCAAGTACCCTGAAAAAGCAAAAGAGATTGTGACCGGTGCGTTTAACGCCATCGGTAAGAACTCAACCAAGACAATCGAATCCACTGCTGAGGGCAAGCAAGGTTATTTCTTTGAGTATTGCGACGAAGCACAAAAGCGAGAATTGGCTGGCAAAAAACCTGCATCGCTTGAATTTAAGTTTCACTTCTTCCCGTGGTGGAAAGATCCTCAATACACGATTGACGAAGATGTGGTTATTCCGCAACGCCTGGTTGATTACTTCGACAAGCTTGAGGTGAAAGACGGCGTAACGCTCACGGATGGACAAAAGAAATGGTACACGCTTATCGAGCGCAATCAGGGCGATGATATGAAGCGCGAGTATCCTTCTACGCCGAAAGAGGCATTCGAGCAAGCGATTGAAGGTGCATATTACGCTGAGCAATTCAAAGCTATCTATCGCGATGGACGCATTAATGATTGTGGTTCGTGGGATAACGAAGGTGCGGTTAACACTGCTTGGGATATTGGTATTGGTGACTCGACGGCGATCTGGTTTTATCGTCGCGTTGGCAAAGAACTGCACATTCTGCACTACTACGAGAACAGTGGAGAATCACTTGGCCATTACATCAAGTACGTGCATGATATTTATGCTCGCAATGGCTGGACTCGCGGTCGCCACTTTGGCCCGCATGACATTAACAACCGTGAATTTGCATCTGCTGGTAAAACAAGAAAAGAGTTGGCGATGGAAGGTGTAGAATATATGGGTCAAAAATATCAGCTTAACTTTGAGATCGCACCTAAGCTTGGCATTAATGACGGCATCGAGATTGCGCGCCAATGCTTGAAGGATTGCGTATTCGATGAAAAAGGAACCGAGCAAGGCGTTAAATGTTTGGAAAACTATCGCAAGGAATGGAATGATAAGTTAGGATGCTGGCGTGACAACCCGCTCCATGACTGGTCTTCTCATGGCGCTGATGGATTCCGATATCTCGCTGTGGTCGAATCTGGCACTCGTCCTGCAATCCACCGCCCGAAAACCAGTTACGGGTATTAAAAGAAACCCTCCGAGTGGAGGGTTTTTGTTATATCGAGCAATTAAATACTTCGCAAGATTCAGAGCAAGAACCAGCATCTGTCATTTTAGCTCCTCGAATGCGAGCTTTGATTTCATCACCGGTTGATCCATCGAACATGGCGACCACTTGCTCCAGCGATTTTTTACCTCGATACATTTGCGACCAATGACCAGTTTTGTTATCAACGCGAACTGAATCAGAATAAAGCATTGCCAGGTAGTCATGATAAAGTTCTGGGTTATCACGTTGCGCAGCTACTAGTTTCAGGTTTGATTTTTTAGGGCAGAATACACAGTTTCCATTCCATTCCTCAATCTCCAAGTCGAATGGCATCTGTCTCCAAAACTCCAAAATATCACTCTTTTCAAAATCGGAAATCTCAGCTAGATACCTAACACAATTCTTTGGCGTCAATCGCTTTGGCTCATCGGCACGAATTCCAAGCCATGTTTCATAATTTCCTTTTCCGTACTTTTCATCGCAATACTTTTTGAATGGTACCAGTTTCATTCTATCAGTGCAGAACATGCCGCCAATGTATGGCACTCCATACTTAGCAATCATTTCTCTGAATGGTTTTAAATCAGGCGAGATGGAATCAATCCCAACAACTGTAAAATCATTACCAACACCAAGATCGCTAGAGAAATCGGTACGCAAGCAAACAAGATCAAGCCCAAATTTAGCATCAACGCGTCTAATGAACTCATATGTTTCTTTGTGCTCTGCACCCGTGTCCATGTAGATAAAATCCACTTCATCACCATATTTCTCCTTCATTAAATGGCAAAGGTAGGCGCTAGTTCTTCCGCCGCTAAAGCTAACCACTTTTTTCATTTTCATCTCCTCCATCAAACAAACTCAAAACTTTCATAATTAACTCCATATTGTTGTTTGTTCATAATGACACGATTAGGTGCTAGAATATGTGAAACACCTCACAGATTAGGGTTAAATATGGGATTTAGTACAGTTACGCACGTAGAGCATGAGCTTTACAAGTGCCAATGGGAATTAAACAAGGACGCGAGTCATGACCTTGTCAAGCAGCAAAAGACCAAGTATTTGCCGATGAATGACTTGCCACCGTCTGCGCTTACAACTCCTGAAAACGTGCAAATGAATGAGTTCATCAAGCACAAGTACAACACGCAAATTTGGCCGATGAGTATTTTTTACAACTTCACTCGCCCGACCATTGGCGCGTGGGTTGGGTTGATTATGGCGAAAAAGCCAACGATTCAATTTACTGATACGGAAGATACTGAGACCGCGCTTGATTATCTGCTTAAGAATGCTGATGGTGCTGGCAATGGGTTGGCAACAGTCGCAAAACTTGCGCTTGAAGCCGCAATCGAAACTGGCGGCGGTTGCTTTTATGCTATGGCCCCGAATGGGCAAATGACTGTACAGTCGATTCGTGACGGCTCTATTGCCCCTCTGATTAAGATGTACGATCGCAACAACATCTTGAACTGGGAATCGGCTTACATTGGCGGACGCAAGCAACTTACTTACATCAAGCTGCGTGAGTGGGAATTCTATTCGGATGAAGATCAATCAGAGCGCATTGAGAAACACATTGAGCTGTTTTTAAAAGATGGTGTTGTAACTTACAAGGTAACTCGCGATAAAGGCTATGAGCCAAATTATCCGGCCCTAGAAGAAGGTGAGCTGATTGAGAGCGGGAAACAATCTACGTCAATTCCTATTTATTGGTTTGGTGCTAACGATAACGATGAATCGGTCGATCCTGCACCAATCACACCAATTGCCGCGCTTAACATTTTGCACTATCAGCTTTACTCGCGCCACATTCAGCAGTGTTATGATGCAGGCCAGGCGCAATTCCACGTTGACCACGGCACGCAAAACCAAGTACAGGTTACAGATGACAATGGCAAACTGGTTAGTATTGTAGAATTCTTGAACCCTGGTGGCATTAAAGTAGGCTCAAGCGCTGCGATTCACACAATCAACGGCGGTAAAGTTGAGATATTGCAAGCTAAAACTGATTCATTGCTTGGCGAAGAACCCGGCAAGATTGAAGAACGCGCACAAAAAATCGGCGCACAAATGCTGGTTGAGTCGTCAAACACCACTGCAACAGAGGCTAATCTGTCTTATGGCGCAGCAACATCTAACCTTGTGACAATTGCTGATAACGTTGGCATGGCATTAAAAGCAACTATCGAGCACATTGCCAAAATGGTTGACTACAACGCAATTGACAAGATTCAGTTTGAGCTTAATAAGAAGTTGGTTACTGTGATGATGTCTGCTCAAGATGTTCAGGCCGCAATGCAGCAGGTCATGAATGGCGTAATGCCGCTTAAAGCGATGTTCTGGCAAATGCAGCAATCGGGCAAAGTTCCGAGTGAATGGACTTATGAAATGTTCTTGGCTGAGATTGAGAACGATCAAGGAACGCTGGCGTTAATTGGCGCTGGCAACATGCCGCAGTAGAAATAATAAACCCCTCGATTGAGGGGTTTTTGTTTTATTTAACATCAATCAAGCCATAATCAGAAAAGCCACTACATCCGCTTGGAACAAAATAACCTTGCTCATCGGCTTGCTTTGGAGTTAATTCAAGCGTGACTACTGTGTGTTGCTTTAGCTCTCCCCAACACACACCTGAAACTTCTTCATTCCAACCTTCATCAGCGTTGTCTCTGTAATAGCTTATAGCATCATCGGCTGCCTGCATTGCTTCTTCTGCTGTTTTGTATGTATCAAATCCAGTATCAGGATCGTAACAAAAATATTTGTAACTCATCTCATTTCTCCTTTCATTCAACCTACACCCATCATCCCACACCATCAATTCCATTTCTGTGACAAACATCACAGACTAGATAAGTGAGTGGTGTATAGTTTGGTTAACCTGATGAGGAGCTAACATGAGCATTGAAAAGAATTTGTATATCAGTGGAAGCAAAGTTCCAGATTGCTGTTGGAATTGTAAGCATTATGAATTCGATAGTAAGGATGAATATTCTCCAAATTACTATTACTGCAAGCTTGGCATTGCGATGCCAACAAAAAAGAAATCTTGCAAAAAGCAGAATCATACACCAAAAAACAACAACTAACGGAGAAATGAATATGAAAATGAGTGATGTTTTTGAGTTGCCATTATTTGCTAAAAATCATGAGGTAGGATCAAGGTGTTCGATTTATGAAGGGCGCGGGGTTACTGTTGCGTCATCGTTTTATGCAAATCAATTGCAATCTTATGAATTAATTTGCAAAGCAGTTAATTCTCACGACCGCCTAACCTCAGAAAATGCGCGGTTGCGGGATATGTTAAAAAGACTAACTAGCCACGACAATTGCAGAAAAGATGTTATCCATCTTATGAGCGAGGCAGATTCATTAATTCAAGAACTGGAGAAAGGCGATGAGTGAGTTAGTAAAAGAGTGTCATCATGGGCGACTAACTCGCCAGTGCAGAGAATGCGACATGGAAAAAGAAATATGTGAGTTGCAAGATAAACTAACCACCATCACCAAGCAGCGTGATGAGTTGTTGGAGTGTCTGTGTGATATTTCAAACATGTGCATCGGTGAAATCGCAATGGGTCACAGTCTGGATGCTAATGCTATTGGGCAAATGATATTTGATGTTACCTGCCTTAACAATACGGACCTAAACAAAATTCTATCAACCATCAAGGAGCAGAAAGATGCGGAGTGAGACTGATACATTCAAGCAGCACGACGATGAAAACTTTTATTGCAATGCTGAGATTGAAGATGGCAACGTGCTGATTGCCTGCGTTGATGTGTGGGATGCAACATACACATTGCTAACCAAACAACAAGCGCGTGAATTCGCCCGTCAACTACTTGAAATGTGTGGGGATGAATAATGAAGCCTGATGAAAAGCTAACCTTATCTTTGAGATTAAAAATATGCTGGAGTGTGTTAACGCAAAAAGAAAAGCACAATCACTCGTCGCAAGTAAAATCGCTTAAATTGTTTCAATGTGGGTACGATTGCGGGTTTAAAGATGCAATGCCAAGAATTAAATCTGAATCTGTAATTGATTTTAATGTAAAATCTTAACCTTTAACTGCTGTAGTGATAAGTAGCACTCCATGTAGTAAACTATCCCCATCATTGAATGGGGATTTTTTATGGCAGAAACACTAAACCAAATCGCAGCACAAGTCGCACACAGCGTTGACTTGCAGCGCTTAGCAAACTCAATAGCGCGCGGTGAGAATGCAGAATACGATAAGCTGGCGAAGTTTATTCGTGAGTTGCTGCTTGAATACGATACGATTAACTCAAAGAAACTGCGCGATGAACTAATCAAACAAATCACTGCTGAGGTTGCTGAGACTGCTGATAATGTTACCGCTTCAATGCTGAGTCAGATTGATGATGTTATTAGGCAAGAGGTTAATTTTCAGTGGGTAGTTCTTCGCAACATCTCAAGCAAGAAACCAATCAAGCCAAAACTCGATGCAGTATCACGCGCTATTCTGAATCAGCCATTGGTGTTAAATGGCAAAGGTTTGACATGGGAAGAGCGCATCGGCGCGTTTAAGTCAAATCAGGTTCAGGCTGCCAAGCAAATCATCATGGCTGGCTGGAGTAACGGACAGACAACAAACGAAATCTCTCGCCAGTTAATCGGCACGCGAACAACTCGCGGCGTTATCGATCAATCTAAAACTGCTGCTAATGCATTGGTTAAGGATTTAATCACACACAGCGCGTCAATGACTCGCGCAGAGGTGGCAAGACAGAACTCTGATATCGTGCGAGGAGAAAAAACGATCGTGACTTTAGATAGTCGCACATCTCCAATATGTCAGAACTACGGCTCACAAGATAATGGTGGCAAAGAATGGATTTATGCAGAAGATGGCCGCAACTTTCCGCGCCCACCATTTCACTATCGATGTCGCAGCATCAATATCATGCTGGTGAATGAAGAGTACGATTTAGAAATAGAAACCACTCGACCTGCTGTAGTGGATGGCAAGGCTATTCAAGTTGATTCAAAAACGGATTGGTTAACTCTAGCAAAACGTTATCCGTCACTAGCCGAACAAGCGCTTGGCAAAACTCGCGCAAAAATCATCGAAAACATGAGCGCAAGTGAATTCAAGCGCGTTGCATTCAATAGTCTGAATGAGTACAACACGATTGATGAGATGGTGGCGAATAGTAAGAAGGTGGCTGGCTTGTTGAAGGCTTAAAGAAAAAGCCCCGCTTGGGGCTTGTTTAGATGTTAATGGCCTATCTTTGCTCCCATAGCTCCAGCAAGAACATCATTAAGCTTGTCTAGCAATGTTTTATCCATGATTGTTACATGCACGTTTCCATTCTTATAAGCAACATATTTAACCTTTCCCTCAAACGCGATGTGCTCACGTTCTTTTGTCAAGATGTTCGTGATGTGTGGTTTTTCCATTCCTACCAGAATCGCCACAGCTTTCGTCAAGTCTTCCAAGCGGTCGCACGGGCGTGAACCAAAGTTAGTAAAACCATAACGACAAAAAACACCGTCAATTACTTGCTTTTTATTAATCTTGTTACCGCCATTAGATTTGTATCCTGATGAACGTTCTAAAAATGCAGTCTCCACCAAATCTTGAAGCATGTTAGGTCGGTTGGCGAGTAGCTCTGCAAAGGTAGCTGTAACGGTTTCGATTGTGACAGGCGGACACGACTCAAGCGCATCGTTAATTTTACGCTGCTCCTTAATTGTCATTAGCTCTCTAAACTGGCCTAACTCTACAATGTGGTCCCAAATCTTGCGATCTGCTTGTTTGGTCAGCTCTTGAATGGTTCTCAACTTTTGCGCAGGATCGGACGGTGAGTAGATAGTGTTACGGTCAAACGTAAAACCATAGTTGCAGAGCGTTTTTAGCAGCATATCCGCTTCAGATAATGTTTCCATTGCTTTGGTAATCAGAGTAACTATGTCTTTGCGACGGTCGCAAAGCTGCTGTGCATTAAGCCTTTCTTTTATTGCTGTTGTTTTCATTTTAACCTCCAATCATCAACACTTGCACTATACAACATCAATGCTTTACAATGTGTGACGTACTTCAAATATTCGTGCAGGCGCACACGGCAAATTCAGGAGAATTTTAATGCCATCACTAATTGACAACCTAAAAGCGGCAGGCGTGACCATTCCTGACGGTGTAAATCTTGTTGAGCTAGTTGAGAGTTCAGACGAAATCAAAGGCTTGGCTACAGCAAAAAATGATTTGCATCAGTGGAAATTGGAGAACAAGCCGGTGCTTGAATCGCTACAGGCGAAACAAGCAGAACTTGAAGCGGCAGCAGCTAAGGCGCTAGAAGAGAAAGAACAGCTCGCAATCCAGAATAAGGATTATGAAACTCTGGCTCAACTTAACGCTGATAAACTGAAAAAGCTTGAAGATGGACTAAACGCATCACGCGAACGCACGCAGAAAGCAGCATTAGAAGCGGCTCAAGCGTCCGTGGCCTCTTTGATGAACGATCCAATTTATGGCAAATACTACGCTGAGAAATCGGCAGTGGTTGAGCTAAATGAACTGGGCGAGCCAATTACTAAATTCAAGTTTGGCGAACAAGTATTCGACAAGTTGGACGATTGGAAACAGGCAGCAATCAAAGACGAGACTGTTGCAAGTAAGATCGCAGTAGGCGGCACCAACAATGCTCCAAGTGCAAACGGTCAACAAGGTGGTCAAGGTGGTGGGCAGCAGCCGCAACAACCAAAACTGTCAAATGCCACTAAAGGCTATATGGCAAATCTTCAATCATAAGGGTTAAAACATGGCTACTATTCAAATCGCTGATATTTATGATCCGTTGCGCTTCACCACAATGGCACAAGAGCGCCAGATCGAAAAGAACGCATTCATCCAATCTGGTGTACAGGTTGGCAACGCTGAACTATCAACACTATGTTCGCAATCTGGCTTTGCTGGTGAGATCGACAACATCAAACCGCTAACTACCAACGAGCCGACTTATACCAATGACAATCCGACTGATTTAATCACGCCGGACAATCTTGGTACGCAACAAATGAAATATCGCAAGGCTGCTCGTGCGAAATCTTGGTCTGCTATGGATTTGGCTCGCGGCATTGCACTGCAAGATCCAATGGTTGGCATTACTAACCGAATTGGTGATTACTGGGCGACGGACAACCAAAAACGCCTGATTTACTCATTGATGGGTATCCTTGCTGACAACGAGGCGAATGACGGCGGCGACCTTGTTCACAACGTTGCGACCGATGATGCTGCTGCGATTACTGATGCTGAGAAGGCATCTGCGCTAAACTTCATCCGTGCGCTTGAGTTGACTGGTGATAGCCTTGATCTGATTGGTGCGTTCGGTATGCACTCAGCTATCTACTATGGCCTGTACGCAATGAACTTGATCACGTTTGTTCGTGAATCGGAAGATGCATCATTCGCCACTTTCCAAGGTAAGCGTGTTGTTGTCGATGACGCACTTGTTGTTACACAGGGTACTAACCGTCCGACATACACTAGCATCCTGTTTGGTGCTGGCGCTGTTCAGGCTGGTGAAGGTAATATGCCTAATACTGTAGCCTCTGAGATGGAACGCAAACCTGGTGCTGGTAACGGTGGAGGTGAGACTTTGATTTACTCACGCCGTACTGACATCATTATGCCTGTTGGCTTCTCGTTCACTAGCTCTTCTGTTGCGGCGCAATCTGCGACTTATGCAGAGCTGCAAGCGGCAGCTAACTGGGATCGCGTTTGGGATGCGAAAAACATTCCGTTGCGATTCCTGAAAACCAACGGCTAATTAGCAAAACAATGGGGAGGCTTGTCCTCCCCTTTTAGTTATGGAGTAAGTAAAATGGCTGAGAAGAAACCAACCCACGAATCACTGCAAGCTAAGATTGTTGAGGCTGAGCAAGCGGTAATTGCTGCAAAAGAAGAATACAAAGCATTCTGTAAAGAGAATCCTTACGAATTACCAAAGCAGCCAACTGTTCACGAATTGATTATTGCTCGACGCAAGCTGTCTCCTGACAAACCAGAAGATCACGCAAAGGCAAATGCAGCAGCGGCAGCATCAGCTCAGAAAGCAGCGCTCAAGCAAGAACTGAAAAGTGATGGCTAACCATGCAGTCAATGACAGCTACGAGAGGCCGCGCAATTACAGCTTCAACACCTGTTGATGTTATCGCTACTTATGGCGCACCGGTTCAGTATCTGCAAAACAACGGCGCAACCGATGCGAATGTGCTATTCAATGGCGGCGTTGCTTTTGTGATTAAAGCAAGCGAAACGGTGCGATTCGATCCGCCTATCTCCGGTGAGATTAATTCTGACCAAGATTTAGTTGCGCTGGCGTAGCCATTAAAATTGCATAGCCTAGATCTTGCACCATAAAAACAAGCCCTCATTGCGAGGGCTTTTTGTTGCGTTACGTGCGATTACAACTCACCATTTGCTCGAAGTGCAACGCGGCACATTTCCAGAAACTTGTCTGGACTATTACCAATCAAAGTGCAAACTTGCATATCTATAGGCGTGTAGATTCCAATCTTTGCCGTGTGCTGCCACTCTGATAGCGATTTGCGCCAATCAACCGGCTTTTCGATGCGGCGGTAGATGTTATCTTCTTTCCAATACCAGGCTGCATCTTGATACTCTGCAATATTATATTCTCCATTTCCTTTATTCAGGTAAAAGTATTTATCGCGTTCATCATATACAGATTGAACGCAATCGCCTACAGTTGAGAAATTAACCTTCTCATACTCAACGCGCACTGGTGGCTTTGGTGGGATTGGTTTTATTCTATTAAGTACATAGCCATTATTGCATTTGTCTAGTTCCCATGCCTCATCAAGCCGACGCCATCGAAATAACGCTGAACCATCTGTTTTGTGGTAATTGCCCAGCGAATCATCGCTGTAATGCGTCGCTCCAATCTTCTCTACCAATTCATAATCAATTTTCATCATCTCTCCTTAAAGTCCAGCAACCCAATCAGCAATCGCCGGTAGTAAATAAAAAGCCCAGAACGCAACGACGCAAAGTGCGGCAATAACGTTCATTGTCATGTTGAATTCTTCTGCGCGTTCATCTTCCCAATTGTCGCCGTGAATCCACTCTTTCTGCGCGTCGCGTGTGTGTTTGTTCATGTGCATCTCCTTACCTGTTAAACGCAGATTACCACCACTTCCAAAAATCAACCGTGACGACTATCACAAAACACCAAAGAATGATGCTTGCGATAATCTCTGCCACGGTGAAATCGTTTCGTGTTGGGGTTTTCATGATAGACGCCACCTCACAATCACACCCCTACCATCCGCAGACATATTTGCTGCGATACCTTTTGCAGTGAGCGCATCGTAATGCGCCCGTGCTTGTTGTTGTAGCCAATATCTGAATTCGATCATGACTCGGCATCCTTCATTTTCAGAAAGCAGATCATTGCCGCTCTAAGAGGGTTTTCATCGTCCGAGATGAAAGAATTATTAGACTCATCACTAGTTGCCATTGAAGCGCTCGCGTAAATACCGTGACAATCATCGTACCATTGTATGCATATATTGTTGGAAACAATAATAGGCCATGCATCTGATGGATTGTTGCAGAAATCCAAATCCTGAGGCCACATTTTGTAAGCATTAACCTGAACAACGCTTCCGTTGTTTAATCTGTAAAACTTAAAGTATTCAGGATCGCTTGGGTGATTGTATTTCGCCTTGGCAACAGCCAGGTTAATCTCAAAATCACTCATTTCATCGTAGTTCATAGGAACAACCATCCATTTCCAACATTACAAGAAAACACACTCAAATCGTCGCTGTGCTGTTTCATTTCTTGAGCGGTACGTTTGTATGCCTTGTCACGCTCAAGCACCTCTGTGATGATTTCAGACGCCTTAACGAGCATTTCTGCCGCCATGATTGCATCACCTTCGGCCGATAGGTTCATTGCCTGCACGATAAAACAATCAACTTGATCTTGTTCGTCGCAGGATTTTAGCGAGTAAAATTCGGTTAGTTGGTTGCGGTTCATAACTTACCACCATACCCATGATTGATTAATTTAAACGACTGCTCGCCGTTCTGTTCGGTTGATACTTGCACCAGCAGTTTGCGATC